ATGATTCGCTTAGACGCCAGAATACCAGGAAGAGCCCGTGAATGGCGTAATGATCCATCGATCATGCAGTATTGCCGCCAGAATGAGCTAATTTCTGAAGCCAAGCAAGAAGCATGGGAAAAAAGAATTTTAGACGACCCATCAATTAAGATGTTCACTATAGAAAGCGATGATCCGGAAATAAATCGTATCCCATTAGGTGTCTGTGGCTTCACTTCTATCTCAATGATTCACCGCCATGCAGAATTTTCTCTTTATATTGCCCCTGAGTTTAACGGTAAGGGTTACGGTCGTGAGGCACTCCTCGAACTCCTCAAATACGGGTTTCATAATCTCGGTTTAAATCGTACCTGGGGCGAGGTTTTCGAAGGCAACCCAGCTCTTTCCATGTTTCTATCAGTAGGGTTTGAGAAAGAAGGCCGCTGCCGCCAATCCTATTTCAAATCTGGTAAATTCATCGATTCTACTATAATCTCTATCTTGAGGTCTGAGTATGATAGTCGCTATTCTAATCCTAATCACTCTACTGACGTCCCTCTCTCTCTACAAACTATGGAACATCCCCAAGCAAGATCTAGTTCTAAAGGAACTCAATGATCTCCGTAACTTGATGTATGATAATCTCAAATTAGGTATCCCTACTGTTATCCCATTCAAGGGTCGCATAATTCGCAATACTGATGAGAGCTTATGGGAAAAAGAACAAAGAAAGAACTAGGCAATCTCATATCTATCTCATGTGAAGGTTCCGACACCCTCCCATTCGCCAGAATCACCCCATTCCAAGGCGACCTTAAGGATCTATCTGAAGAGAACTATAACAAGCTCAAGCGCGAAATCCTCACCAACGGATTCGCCGAACCGATCTCAGTCTGGAAGAATAATGGCCATAACTACTGCCTCAACGGCCATCAGCGCCTACGAGTTATAACCCAAATGGTTATGAAGGAAGGTTACGCATGCCCACCACTTCCTATAAACTGGGTCGAAGCAAAGGACGAAGCCGCCGCAAAACGTATCGTATTAGCGCTCACCAGCCAATATGGCGCTATGACTGACCAGGGATTGTATGAATTCATGTCAGAGGCGGGGATCAACGCTAATGAGCTTATAGATAGTTTTAACTTCCCTGAGATTGATATGGATAAGTTTCAAGCCGAGTATTTCAAAGACCTCTTACCGCCTGAGATAGATGAGATTCCTGAGATTGATGAGAGTAAGGTGTGGGTGAAAATGGGGGATGAGTTTCAATTGGGGGAGCATAGGTTGGTGTGTGGGGATTCAGCAATTTATGACGATAATGCGTTTTTCCGTGGTACTAAGATTAACTTACTGCTCACAGATCCTCCTTATGGGGTGAATTACCATCATAAAAACGATATGCTGAATGAGTTTGGCAAAGGCAATCGGGTACAGCGAGAATTTGATAACGACGCGGCGACACATGATGAGATGAAATCGGTTCTATGCGGAGCATTTTCAAGAGCAAAGCTTAATATGGCTAATGACGCAAGCTTCTATGTTTTCTGCCCGACCGGTGATTTATTGGTGACTTTCTTAGAATCTTTAGAAACTGTTAAATTACAATATAAACAACTGCTGGTATGGGTAAAGAATAATTTAGTTCTTGGTCGTATGGATTACCACCACAAGCACGAAGGGATATTATACGGCTGGAATGAAAAGCATAAGTGGAATGGCCCGTCCAATGAAGTAACCGTGTGGGAATTTAACAAGCCGCATGTATCTGAGCTTCATCCGACGACGAAGCCGGTTGATTTAATATGTAAAGCTATCGAGAACAGCTCTAAAGCAAATGATATCGTTTACGACCCCTTCGGCGGCTCCGGCACCACTCTCATAGCTTGTGAGCATCTAAAGCGTAAATGCTTTATGGTTGAGATTGATCCATATTACTGTCAGGTAATCATCGAACGCTGGGAAAAATTAACCGGCAAGAAAGCTAAAGTCAATGCCACGACGTGAAGGCGCAGGCCGCCCAACTCTATTTTCTGACGCTAGAGCCCAAATAATTATTAATGCCATAGCTAATAAGATGCCAGTTGGCTTGGCAGCTAAGTTTGCTAAAGTAACAGACGAGACAGTCAGGAATTGGATGCGGGATAAGCCTGATTTTTTGGCCCAAGTCGAGTACGCACGCGCCGTAGCCGCTGGCAGCTTGATCAAGAAGGTCACAGAGGACTCAAATGGCGCATGGAAGGTCTTAAAAAACCTACAGCCCAATTACTTCCGTGATGAGGTAGAGGTTCACGAGACCCACGAGACTATAATCACTATAGAGGGGACTGATGGCAGACAAAGCACAATCCAGTTCGGTGCTGAAATTAAATCAGGGGCAAACGGATCTCTACTTCGAGGAAACGGCTCGAATCCTATTGGGTATCTCGGGGATTCAGGGGGGGAAGACCACTCTGGGCACCCATTGGATGCCGAAGAAGATAAGCAAAAGCCCAAGTGATGCCAACTTCCTGATCTGCGCACCGACTTACAAAATACTACAGCAAAGTACGTTACCATCCATATTCAATATATGGCCGGCATCATCCTATAAGTACAACAAGGTTGATTCCACTATACAGCTAAAGGACGGCCGCATCATCTATCTCCGCACTGGCACTGACCCCAACGCTGCTGAAGGTATCCAGAGAGTGCATGCAGTATGGGGCGACGAAGCCGGGATGTTCTCTAAGTTGTTCTGGTACAACATTGAGGCCCGCACAAGCTTTAAGCAAGCCCAGATCCTTCTTACCAGCACCCCTTACGCAATGAACTGGGTAAAGAAGGACATTATAGATCAGTATGAGAAGAACAAGCGCCCTGACATCCTGTATCGTCGTTGGAGATCTATTGACAATCCTTCATTCCCCAAGGAGGAGTTCGAGCGCCAGAAGCAGATCCTACCAGCCAACATCTTTCGCCGTAAATATGAAGGTATTCATGAGAAGATGGAAGGACTGGTATTCGAGAACCTCAGTGGTGACAACTTCTGCCAGCCATTTAATCTACCAGAAGGTACAAGGTACTTTGCTGGCGTAGATTGGGGGTTTAAGCACGCATTCGCAATAAGTATACGTGCAGTAACAGTACAAGGATACCACTTCACTGTAAGTGAGTTTAAGCAATCAGGACTAGATCCTCAAGAGAAGGTTGCGGTTGCGCGCTCCAAAGCTAAGATATTCAATGTCGAGCACTTCTATTGTGGTGTTGATCGCCCTGAGATGATCGATATGTTCAATGACGCAGGAGTTAGATCGTCAGGGTTCTTTATGGATAGTGATAAGCGTTATCGTGAGGTTATTCCGCAGATAGAAGCACACGCTGAACTGATCAAGACGCGCCGCTATAAGATATTCTCGAATACATGTCCGTTCCTAGAAGATGAGTATGAGACTTACCACTGGCCAGAGCCGAAGGAAGACGATCGTATTCGTGAAGTTCCAGTAGATATTAACGATGACCTTATATCGGCAGAGCGATACGTTACAGTAGGAACATTGCACCTCACTAAAAAGTCTGCTATACATTTACCAGATAAGCTGTTGCCATCTCCGTCAAGAGATGTGTGGAACCCTTCTAAGCGGAGCCAGGATAAACCCTGGAATGCCTATTAACAATGATCATATAGTTGGCCCTGTAGTTTTAAAGATAAGCAAAGAAAAGTTAAAGGCTGAATATCCTGCTTTAACAATTGCTCATAAATTATTTATTGCTCTTCAGCTATTGAAAACTAAGATTAAAGTGAACGGTAAATTAAAAAGACTAATAACTATAAAAGATGCGATCTCAATTATAAAGGGCAATCCTTGAAAACTTGAAATACATATACGTATGTCCCAAGTGCAGGAGTGAGGAGCTTGTCACTAAAAGCATTTCGGATATAGAGCGCTTGGAGCTCTGCGCACTGTGTACCGTTCCAATGACCCGGCAGATGACAACCGGTTATTTTCATTTCAAAGACCAAAAAGACTACTCATATAACCCGGCTTTCGGTAAGCACACTCGCACTAAGCGAGATGTGGATACTGAGGTTAAGCGGCTCTATAATGAGAAGGGCATCAAAGTAGAGGAAGTTGGTGATGCCGAGCCTCAAGGGGAAGGCCCAAAGCGATCGGACGTAGACCTGCAAGATGCCGCCGAGCACTTCCGTGCATTAAAGAAGAATCCACATGCCGGTGTATAACGCTCAAGCCACAGGTGGTGACCCACGCGCCACCCCTATTATGGACATTATGGACAATCAGCAGGCTAAGGCTGAGCCTGTTGGTATTAGCGAAGAGCAAGAGAAGAACACTGTCAAGCTTGTATTTACACTCCTAGCCAGAGCTAAAAAGAAACGTTCTAGGTTCGATTGGCGCTGGTCTGAGTTTTACGATTTCTTCAAAGGGAAGCAATGGCCTGTGGAACGTCCACGTTGGCGCTTTTCAGAAGCAATCAATGTGTGTTGGTCTACGGTTTGGTCGACCACGTCCATAATGACGGATAGCAGGCCAGAGATTGAGTTCGCGCCTACTGAACCTACTGACCTTGAGTGGGCCCAGATTCTCTCCGATATCCAACGAGCAAACTGGGAGAAGTACAATTGGGGGTTTGTTCTCACTGACGGGATTATAGACTCACAGATCTACGACGCAGGACATTACTGTGTTAAGTGGGACCCTAAGCTTGAGGATGGTTTAGGGGATATATGTTTTGAGCAGTTAGATCCATACTTCTGCTTTCCTGACCCATTAGCTACAGATATAAGCGATGCCCGTTATTTCATTTACTCAAAGCCAGTACCCACTTCTATTCTAAAGGAGCGGTATCCAGAGATGGCAGCAGACATACATGCTGACGTAGTAGATGTGGGGTATGGGCAAGATAGAACGCAGCGTTTCCGCGCTGATTTGTTTGATGATCTGCAGTTAGGAGCCTACCCTATTAACGCAACCCTCACTACTACATCCCGTGTGGACGGGGGTGGTGAGCCGATGACTATGCTTATCCGCATCTGGCTTAAGGACGACACACTAGAGCAGGTTGAGAGAGAGTCTGAAGACAAGAAGAAGCTATATGTGCTTAAGAAGAAGTACCCAAAGGGCCGGTATATCGAGATCGCCTGCAATAAGGTTCTATATGATGGTCACAACGGGGTGATGATTGATGACGTGTGTGTTCCATATGAGGACGGTAAATTCCCAATCGTTAAGATCATCGATCACTCCTATCCTCGTGAATACTGGGGTGGAGGCGAGATTGAGCAATTAAAAGGACCACAGAAGGTAATTGATTACCTCTGGTCGTTTTCATTGGATCACCTCCGCATGTCAGGCAACCCACAATGGTTGGTTGGTGCTAGATCAGGTGTAGACCCGGAAAACATTACTAACGAGCCAGGGATTGTTATTGAGGGCGCTGACGTATCACCGGATCAGTTACGCAGAGAGTCAGGGCAGAATCTCCCCGGTGGTCTGCTGCAGATGTTCGAGCAAGCATTCGCTTTGAGAGATGAGATTAGTGGTCTCAAAGATGTTTCACGTGGAGCAATTCAACCAGGTGTAACCTCCGGGCTGATGTTAGAGGGGTACGTCGAAGCGGCGCAGACTCGCATTCGTTTGAAGAACCGCAATCTCGACAAGTCTCTTCAAGAGATTGGTCAGCTCATGTTATCTCGCATGATTCAGTTTTATAGTGCTCCACGAGTAGCGAGAATAACCAATAAACAAGGGCTTCCGGAGTTCATAGAGTTCTACATTCAAGGCGATGAGGGCCGCCGAGTGATTAACTTCCGTAGGAGTATTAAAGACCAAGCTAAAGGATTGATCGTTGGTCCTAATATGGCGATGCAGATCAAAGGCACACCAGATGTTCGTGTAACTACTGGTTCTAGCCTACCGTTCGCTAAGGCTCAGAAGTATGCTGTTGCTAAGGAGCTATTCACTGCTGGGGCTATTGATCAGCAAGAGATCTTAAAGACTGTTGATTGGCCTAATGCGCAGGAAGTAATGCAGCGCATGGCGCAAGCAGCTCAGCAGGCTGCTCAGATGCAAGGAGGGGCAAATGCCGGATAAAACTTTTAAGCCTGACGATGCGGCTAAATTTAAAGCCATGGAGAAGCTCAAGGCAGAGATGGCCAAGAGCCGCACTCGAGTAGACAAGCAGATTGTAGCCGGAGCAACTCCTCAAGAGATGGAAGAGCTTACAGGATCTTCTAAGAAGAGAGGGCAATAGTGCCATACGCTAGTGACGCACAGCGCAGGTTTTTCCACAGTCCTGGTGCTGCTAAGGCTGGGATTACCACTAAACAAGTTGCTGAGTATGATTCGGCGTCCAAAGGGAAAAATTTACCTGAACGTAAACATGAAGCTATGAAAAAAGTTCTTACTAAATATCAAGGAGGAAAAAATGGCTAATGAACCAATGCCACAAGAGGCACAGGGAGCCCCACCGGATCAAGGTGGCGGTGATCCGATGAAAGCGATTATGGATTTAGGGGCTAGTCTATCAGGGCTAGGAGATGCACTAGGTCAATCAGGAGCGCCAAAAGAAGTACTAATGCCACTTCAGGCTTCCATTCAGGCTTATGGGGAGTTTGTTAATGCTCTTCAAGGTAAGGGCGCTCAACCTATGGCCCAAGCTACAATGAATGAGGGCGGGAATCCGAATGCCCAACCAGCTTATTAACTCACACCCCAACGAGGGGTAAAGGAGGATCAATGCCAACGGACCAGGAGTGGATGGCAGAACTGCCAGCCGAACAACAACCAGACTTGAACCAGCCTGCGCCTCAAGCGCAGCAACCAGCAGCGCCGCAATCAGACTATGCAGGGCAGGTAGCTGAGATCTATTCTGGAAAGAATATTTATAAACTTCCTTACACTGCTGAGATTCCATTCAAGCAGCAAGGGAAGGTAGCGACGATGGCTCTTGGTAAGTTGCTTAACGCTTATAATCAGCATCTCGTAATCCAACCTAAATATGATGCAACTCTCAAAGAACTGAATACGATTAGGCCGGAGTATGAAACTTTAAAGAGTAAGTCACAGCAACTTGCTGATTTAGAGAAGTTACAGTTGTGGACAGAACAGAACCCAGAGATATTTGGGAAGTTGTGGGATAGTTACACTAATCGAGAGAAGCTCGAGCTACAACAAAAGTTAGGTGTTGAAGCGCCAGCACAGTCTAGTAATGGAGTTAACCAACAGTTGCTTGATGTGATTGCTGGCCTCAAAGGTGAGCTAGGAGAACTTAAAACTTGGAAGAGCTCATGGGAGCAACAACAGCAGCAAGCTGAAGAAGAGCAGAATGTAAAATTAATTGAGGGAGAGATTGATGAGTTCAAGAAGTCATATCCCTTTCTTAATATTGACACTCCAGATGAAAATGGTATAACTTTAGTTGAAAAGATCATTAAACACGGGCTCGACAAAAGATACCCAACCTTCAAGGTCGCTGCCCTAGAATATCTCGAACCACAACTGCTTGAGCGTTTTAAGGAACAAGGAAGAACGGAAGCAGTTAAAAGCGTAAGAGATAATAGCAAACAAGGCATTATCGCCACAAGCAACACACCATTCTCCCTAGGTGGTCAAAGTCCGCAGCAGGCTGATGCTAAGAAATCGGACCATGTGCTCTTATCGGAAGCGAAAGCTCTGTATGAGCAGTATAAGAATGAACCAACTACGTGAGGTGAGATATGGCTATTCCAATTAGTGCGATCAATGCGATCACTAATTTAAAGTTTATTCCGAAGTTAGCCGACAATATCGCCACTTCTAATGCACTGGTAATGCGTCTTAAAAAGTCAGGGCGATTTCAGACATTAGATGGTGGACAGGATATTCGTCAGCCTGTTACTTATGCATTTAATCAGTATTTCCAATGGTACTCAGGTTCTGAGACTCTAGCTACAGCAAACAACGAAAAGAAGACTGCTTTGGTATTCGACTGGAAGCAGTTCAACATTCCTATCACTGTTAGTGGTTTGGATGTTTTGAAGAACGCTGGTGAGTCGAAGATTCTGGATCACGTACAGACAGAGATGAAGATTGCGGAGAACTCCATTAAGGAGAACTTCTCGATTGGCATGTATTCTGCCGGCACTGATCCTAAGTCGATCACTGGTCTTCGAGTAGCGGTTGCTACGGCGTCCACTTATGGTGGTATTTCTCAGTCCGCTGAATCTTGGTTACAGGGCCAGGTCGATAGTACGACAACTGTTCTATCGATAGGTGCCATTCAGACCATGTGGGAAGCGGCATCAGAGGATAATGACAGTCCGACGTTTCTAGTAGGAACTAAGCTGTTGTTTAACTCGTACTACGCCAAGCTTCAGCCGCAACAGAGATTCCAAGATACAGAGACTGCTGCAGGTGGATTTAAGAACTTGCTATTCAATGGAGCGCCATTTGTCGCTGAGAGTCATGTTCCTACAAGTCATATATTTGGCTTGAACGAGCAGTACATCACGATGTGGAGTCACAAGGAAAGGAATTTCCCGGGTCATTTCGATGGTTTCGAAAACCTGAAGATTCCTACACAAGACTCGATCTTCAGTTCAATGAAATGGGCTGGAGAGCTGATCGTTGATCAGCCTCGTAAAAACTTCAAATTCACTGCTTTAACCAGCTAGTAGGAGGGTAATATGGCAACTAGTCCATTCGGTCCAATACAACACTTCGATGGGTTCGGGCAACTGAACACTGTCAGTGGATCTACCGGCACCCTACCTGCTGGGTTGAGTTTGGGACAACCACGATGGGAGAACGGCGTAATGTACCGTCTCTTCTGTAATGCTTGTACACAATCAGCGGTAGCAGGTCAGGGCATGGCAAGATATTTGAATTCAGCGGCAGGTGGTAATAGTCCATATAGTGTGACTGTAACAACAACAACTGAATCAGTATCTGGTCTAGCTTGTGTAACTCCCAATACTGTAACCACAGCATTCTATTTCTGGGGTATAGAAGAGGGACATCCAGTAAAACTTCTAGTCAGCAACATCTCTATTGCAACCGGGGCTGTCGTAATGCCTGCTGCTAACGGTAAATTTACCTTAGCATCGGGTGTCTCAACTGGAATCGGATTGAATGCTGGAGATGCGGCGCTAGCAACAGGAACGACTGATTTAGCTAGTGGAAGGTTTTACGTCGACTTTAGAGCTTCACAGCGTAAAGCGATATACGACGATCCAGCGTAAGCTAACAACTTAGTGGGGGCGGTTTATAGCCGCCTCCGCTTAAAATGAGGTGTAAATGAATAGGCCAGGCCCCGGGATGAGAACTGTTAAGATGGATTTCCAATATCAGCCATTAATCCCAGAGCCACCTGCTAAGCCTCAGCAGCTTTATAGTAACGCAACGTCTGGTGATACTGTCACCATAGAGACATGGAGACAGACTTGGATAGACAACTATAAAGCCAATAAGGAACGTTTCGGAGAGCTTGCCACATTGAGTATGGGGAAACTCTATGGGGCGGAGCGACACCGGCCAGCTATAATACTAGGCGCTGGCCCGTCGCTTAAATACTCACTGGATGCGCTGAGAGAGAATCAGACACTGGCTAAGCCGATCCCAACGGTTTCATGTTTACACAACCTCGCATATCTCAAGAATGAAGGAATCAAAGTTGATTACTATGTTTCCTTAGATGCCGGAGAGGTTGTTCTTGATGATGCGATAGAGGGGCAGGAGAAGAAGGATTACTGGTCTCAGACCGCAGGCGATGTTCTAGTCGCTAACGTAACAAGTAATCCGAAACTCTTCGATCACTGGAAAGGAAAAGTTCATCTCTATAATTGTTTAGTCCCTGATGACAAGTATAGGGAGGAAACGGATAAGGTAGAGGTCTTTAGACACTACCTTAGCAGTGGGGGGAATGTTGGTGGAGCATGTATGTACTTCGCCAAGGCGGTTTTGGGATGCAACCCCATTGTATTTACTGGGATTGATTTTTGTTTTGATTATGCGAACGAGTTCCACAGTTATCCAACTAAGTACGATAACTGGGAGGGTAAAGGACTTGGACATTACATCACACATCCTGACGTTTTTGGAAACATGCGGAAGACTTATCCTTCCTATTTTAATTTTAAATGTTGGATTGACTACATTTCGATGCAGGTACCCGGTTCGTGGGTTTACTGTGGTGAGGGGATAGTGGGAGCCTACCGAGAGGGTAACATCGCTCAATTCCAATATATGACACTTCAGCAGTTCATAACGCAGTACAAGATGTCGGAACTAGTTATCTATCAAACTAAAAACGGCGATGGGACTATGCATGAGAAGCTT